AATAGAGACAGTAACCATCAGGATTAGAGTCCAAAAAGTTCTTGACAACTGCGAGGGAGAAGAAAGTTTTCCCAGTACTGCTTTCACCAGCGATGGCAGTAATCTTATTACTAGATACGCCACCAAAAATGGAACCGCTAACCAATCCGTTAAAGATGTACGAACCTGTGTCGATGAATTGTTCTGTTCCGTCGATGTCTTTTGCGAGTTGGGTGTAGTCATCCCCTATTTCTTTTACAATTTCTTTCAGAAAATCCATGAGTATATCTCCTATGAGTTAATTATAACAGATGTGTCAAGATACAAATTGCCTGATACTGATACCCTTTCCCCATCTGTATCTGAAAAAGGATAAACTTGATGACCCAAAGTTGAAGGAAATACTATCATATTACCAACAAGTTCACCAGTAGTATCAAATTCTATTCTTCTTATCTGCCCTAGTATATCAGTATATGCCAAAGAAAACCTAGAGTGACCAGGCATACGTAACCATATTGCAAATGATAGAACTCCTGTGTGATCATGATAAGGAATGGGTTCATTCTTTTGACAAGTGGTACTCCAAAAATCTCTCAATACTAATGACGTTGCACTAGCATGAGTAAACCCATTCCTAAAGGTAACTGCATTTTTATAATCTACAATATATTTTTCGCATCTTTCTTTTAAATGATTATTAAAAAAATAATTATCAGTATCAGTTAGATACTGAACTCCTTTAGTTTCATCTATAAGTCCCCAAAGAAATTTTTGGGCATCCTCTCCAAGTTTACATTGAAGTATAGGAATATTAGGTAATGAAGTATATTGCCAGGTATCAGATATCACACGTTCCATGCTTACATTGATAGTCATCAGATTCTGAATATACTGTTACATTAGGATCATTAACAAAATTCAACGTCCTATCTTTTCCCCTTTGATCATCATCTGCAATATTTTTAAGTAGAAAATAAAGTCTAGTATCACCACCAAGAGATAGTGCATTTACTATAGTCTTTAAATCCTTATGATCGATAGGTAATTCCATTAGGTGAAAAACATCTCTAGGTTTACAGTTTTTTCAACGTTCCACCCAATAGCATCAAGGATGATTTTGAGTGGTTCCAAGAAGGCTTTGTCAAATTGTAGGTCATAATCAACATACTTCTCAAGTCCTATTTCACTAGGAAAATCCTGAATAAACGAAATAATATTCTCATGAATAATATTAGGTTTTTTCAGATAACAGAACTTAACTTTTTCGCCATTTTGGATCAAAGAATACTTATTATCTAACTTATGTTTTTTAACATAATGGTTATATAATAATGCACCCCGTATATGTATAGGGGTTCCTTTTGCATATATTGTGGAAGATGCTTTGTACTTTTCTACATTAGTTGCAGTGCGAGGAAATGATATTTCCTCTGGTGGAAGACTCTTAAATTCCTTCCTGGACTTTTCAATAAAATCAATTACCTCATCTTCCGTACCATTCATCATAATCTTAAGAGCATTCTTAATCATATCCCGACAAGGTGCTGGTGTAGAAGATTTAACTGCTTCAATACCCATCATCTTTAATTTGGGTTCTTCATATCGAACACCCTCACTATCCCATACATTAAGGATATATCTCTTCTTAGCAGTCCAGATACCACGTTCAGCGATGTTCTCCCGCTTCATCTGCATCTTCTGGTCATAAGCATTTACATACCTGGCCAACGCTTCATAAGAACCTTCAATAAAAGGCTCAAATTCATTTTCACACACCTTGTTAAGGAACCCAACAACATTCTCATTAGTTTTCTCTCGTCCCTCGTATACACGGTCAACCAAAGGACCAAGATTAAGGTAGATGGAATCAGTATCCGAAGCAATAACATAGTCAACATCCTCAGTTTTTAAGATCTTATTGATCTTTTCATTCATTTTATTCTCTATCCAACGTATGGATACTTGGCCAGACAAAGTAATGGCTTCTGCATTAGCAAGTTTGTAATACCTGAAGTACTGATTGCCGATAGCACCATAAGCACTATTAAGGGCAATCTTCTTTGCCATCTGAATATTATTACACCTAGCAATCTCTTTGGTAAGTGTGTTCGATGGATTCTTTTCATACTCTTGTTTTGCAGTAAGCATTCGTTTCTTAAACACTACTCTATCACCATACATCTTATCCATCAACTCTGGCAGGAATCCTCTCCTGGTTTTATCAAACATAGCACCGTTCGCACAGGTAGCGTAATCATCGTTAGGACTGAAGTTTCCACTGAGGATTGCATCAACACTCGATCCAGGGTGCCTTTCTTCCTGTAAGGTCTCTGGGGAGATATTGTACTGCATAATAAGATGAGGATAAAGACTATTGAGGTCAAAAGAGACCACCCAATCATACTTTCCTGGAATCGGTTCCTTGACATATGCACCTGCGTATTTTTCGTCTTTTTTAGATCTCTCTTTAGGTGGAATAACAATATTTCTTTTCTTCAAATAATTATAGATGATGGTATCCCACATCCGAACTTGAAAAAATACATCTGCATAATTTACTTTAGCATCATATGCCATAGTAATAGCAAGTTCAATCAACTTCATCTTGTCTTCCAAACGGTCAACAAGTTCCACGTCTATTATATTATATTCTACAAACTTCTGCCATCCATTTGTATAGAAGTCCTTAAAGGTATCAAACTCAGAGTGATCTAATTTCTGCTGACCCAACTCCACCTTTGTAATATAATCCAACCTATAAGATTCTTGTGCCTTATAAGTAAACTTCTTATATAAGTCTAAGTAGTCTAACTGTGTTACACCACCTACATCATAATACAATTGTCTACGACCTTGAATATAAATCTCATTCTCAGTATTCAATCCCCAAGGTGAGAACCTCTTCATCTGCTTCTCACCAAGAACTCGTGTAAGTCTTTTGCAGATATATGGAATATCATAAAATTGTATATTCCATCCTGTTATAACCTCTGGAGTATTAGTATCCCAATAGTCAATAAATTTTTGAAGTAATACTGCCTCAGAACCACATTCAATATATTGAACATTCTTCTGTTTATTATTAAAGGGATTAACACCCCAAGTTATAATCTCCTTAGTATTATAATCCTGAATTGATATGAGAAGTAACTCCTCTGCAGCAGCTTCTACATCAGGGAATCCATTCTCTGATTTAACTTCAATATCAATAGTAGTCAATTTGATTTTAGAAATATCAAATTTTATCTCATCTTCAGGATACTTATCCGATATGTATTGAGAAACATATCTATCGTTTCCATAAATTTTAAAACCCTCAACGTCCTGATATTTTTTATAAAACTCACGACAATCCCTAACAAAACCAGGGTGAATGCTTTCGACACTTTCACCCTCTAATGTTGTGTATTTTGTTTTTTTACTTGATGGAACAAAGAGAGTAGGTTTATACTCTTCTTTGAACATTACATGTTTACCATTTTCATAACCACGAACCAGGAACTTGTTCCCGATCATTTGCACATTGGTATAAAACTTCATTGAATCAAGTTTTGATATTTTTCAAGAATAGTAGGTTTAGGATCAATAAGTGTTAGTATCTTATCAGAACTAATCATAAAAGTATTATCATTAGTAAATTCAAGTAACCAAGGACTTAATGCATCATCCTCATAAAGAAATGGTTCTATTAATTTGCAATTAGGATCTCCAATATCTAAAGGAACAACTTCCTCAACTTGACTCACTACCACCTGATTCGTCATCAGTATCAACATTTTCACTGGTTTCATTTTGTTGCTCCTTTAATTTTTTTGCTTTTTCAAATGCTTCTTCCCTATCAAGTTGTTCACGAGTGGGCATTACTGATGAGATAAAATCAGAAGCAGGATCTAGTTTTCCATGTTGTGAAGGATCACTTCCCTGTAACCTAGTACTACCATAAGAATCACTTACCTCACCCTTAGTTTTACCATCACCCAATACTTGCAACTCAAACATATCCTTAACTTTTTCAATTGGATTAACAATAGTTATAACCCAATCAGTAGGAATTTTTACTACCTTATCATTAGATAAAGGAATCCAAGGGAACATACTAATTTCAAAGGCTTTTCTACCAGTCTCATCAGTAGTATCCTCCTCATTAAGTAATTTAACAGCACAAGGTCTTGTTAAATAGTACCCAAAAACTTCTTTACCAACAACCTCCCCTTCAGCATCATATGTATCAGTAATCATTTCAGTAACATGTGAAATGATATCTTCACCAGATTTTAATACAACTAATTTAATACTCATTTTTTTAACTCCAAGTGGTAACAGTTAATTCGATAGAATTGTCATCCATCTCCCATTCTTCTTCTACTTCAAATCCCATTTCCTTAACAGTATTATGAATTGTCATTCTAGCATACTGTTGGTTTACTTTGTCAAGTAACCTTTCTACAGGAATAGGTTGGTTCCATGCCTCAAGATCTGCAACTAATTCATACTCACCTGTGAATGGATGCATACGAAAACCAATATCAGTTCCAATAGCAAGTTCTGCTTCTATTGTCTCATGACCAATACCATGAGCACCAGTAACTTTAAGTTCTTGATCATGCTTTACATCATACTGTAAAAGTTCAAGAGCCTCCTGCAATATTGGTTTGTTCTTGAGTTTCGTTTTGATCGTGCTGAAGTGTGACATTGTTATTATTTTGGAAATATTCTGGTTTGTATTGACGAGTTACTAAATCTCCAAGTTTATTATCTATTTGTTTAGTAAGCTCTACACAATCATCAGATGTGGCTCCCATAACTTCTTCAGTTACCCACCCATCTTGTCGGATAGTGAATTTGAGACTTATCTTTTTTGACATTTTATATTTAATATCAGATCTATTATAATCAAAAAAAGAGAGTCTGTCAAGACTCTCTCTTCTTCTCAATTTCAGCATCTACAATGTCTTGCAGTTTTTCAAATTCTCTAACCCTTTCAACATCCATGAGTAATTGAGATAATTGAGTAACCACCAAAGGTTTTTCATTCATAGAAGCAGATCTAACTGCTGCTCTAAGACTACCCTCAGCTTCAAGTAAATGATCTAATGTTTGTTCAGATAAAGCCATAATTAAAGATACTCTTTTCTTGCGTGATGTTCTGGTACTATCTTATTTAGTTCCACGGTTAATAATCCATCTTCAAACTTGACGGATCCAACCTTCGTATCATCGGTGACCGTCCAAATTCGTTTAAAGGAACGTTGGGCCAGTCCTTTATGGACAAATTCTCCATCAACTTTCGATTCTTCTTTACTGCCTTCGACATATAGTTTTCCAAACTCCGTATAGACTTTAAGTTCATCTTTCTTGAACCCCGCAAGTGCGATTTCGAGTTTCGACTCATGATTGTTTAATTGTATAAGATTGTATGGTGGAT